TTTAATCTTTCAGTCGTTTAAAGACTTTGAAGTTGTTATTTCCGATCAAAGTACTTTTGATAACTTAAGAACTATAGTAGATACTTTCGACCACGCTCTTAATATCCGGTATGTACGTAATACCAGCGAGAAAAAGAATGCTGCCAATAATGTAAACAATGCCGTGAGGCATGCAAGCGGAGAAATTGTTAAATTACTCTATATGGATGACTTCTTTGTAGATCCTTTTGCACTACAAAAGATAAGCGATGCGTTTGATAATAATCCAGAAGGTAAATGGTTTATATCTGGATTTACACACAGTAACGAAGATCGTACAAAGTACTTTGATAACAGAAGACCCTGGTACGGTAACAAGTACGTAAATGGGGACAACACAACCGGCAATCCATCTAACTATGCCGTAAGACGAGATTGTGCAATCGAGATGGACGATAACTTATTGTGGATAGTAGATGGTGAGTATTTCTATCGGTCTTACTACTATCATGGGGACCCTATTATGATAAATGACGTTTTGGTTTGCTTTAGAGAACACGGTTCATCTGCATTTCGAGATCCAAAATTTATGGAGTTAGATGCGAAAGAAAGACAGTATTGTATCGACAAGTATAACGGTACCATGCCTACGAAAGAAGTAGCATTGAGCTGGAAATGACGTTATAATATGTAATTATAAGGACTATATTATGAAAATTGGAAGTGAAACTATTGCGCTGCTGAAGAACTTTGCATCGATCAATACTAACATTGTATTTAAAGAAGGTGATGCAGTTAGTACTATCTCTAACGCAAAGAACATCTTTGCGAAAGCTGTTATTAAAGAAACGATACCTAAAGAGTTTGCAATTTATGATTTGAACTCTCTTCTGGCTATGTGGACGTTGACCGATAGTCAGGATATTGAATTTGGAGATAAATGTATCGGTATTACTAGCCCGGCTGGTAAATTTGAATACTACTACTCTAATCCTGAGATTGTAACTGCTGCTCCTACTACAGAGATTGAGCACATGGATGTTTATAAGTTTAAAGTAACAGCTGAAGATATTCAGATGATTATGAAGGCGGCTGCTATTACTGGCGCGCCTACTGTATCTGTTACTTGTAAGAATCAAGCCGTTTTATTATCGGTAAGTGATCGTAAGAATGATACTGCATCTAACTTTAGGAAATCTCTAGGTACATCCTTCGATGACTTCGATGTTTTTATTGCTGTTGAAAATCTAAAAGTTATTCCTGATGCATATGATATTACGGTTGCTAAGACTCCTAATGGTAAAGCTAAGTTCCTTCATTTCAAGCACGAATCTAGACAACTACAATATTGGATTGCAGCAGAACCTGGTTCAGTAGTTTGAGGATAGCATATGATTGAGCATTTCATCTGGGTGGAAAAATATAGGCCCAGGAAGATAGACGATTGTATTTTACCTGAGTCTCAGAAAGAATACTTTAAGCAAATGGTTGCTAAAGGTGAGATTCAGAATATGATGCTATGCGGGTCTGCGGGTACCGGGAAGACTACGGTAGCTAGAGCCCTGTGTGAGGAACTCCAAACTGACTATATGATCATTAACGGATCAGAAGAGTCTGGTATTGATGTACTACGTACAAAGATCAAGCAGTTTGCCTCTACTGTTTCCTTTAGTGGTAATACCAAGGTGGTTATCCTTGACGAAGCTGATTACTTAAATCCTAATTCTACACAGCCTGCGTTGCGTGGGTTCATCGAAGAGTTTGCAAGTAATTGTCGCTTTATTCTAACCTGTAATTTTAAGAATCGTATTATTGCACCTCTGCATTCAAGGTGTGCAGTAATTGAGTTTAAAATACCTAATGCTGATAAGCCTGCGATTGCATCTAGCTTCTTTAAGCGAGTGTGTAGTATTCTAGAACAAGAGTCTATACCTTTCGATCAAAAGGTGATCGTTAAGATCGTACAGAAGCACTTCCCTGACTTTCGTAGAACGCTAAACGAGCTTCAGCGCTATTCACAATCCGGTTCTATTGATGAAGGTATCTTAGTCAGTGTCAGTGAAGCTAATATGAAAGAGCTTATTGATGCTATTAAAGAAAAAGACTGGAAGAAGATGAGAGCCTGGGTTGTTAATAATCTAGATAATGACCCCGTATCCTTGTTCCGTAAGATTTATGATACGTTTGTACCTCTAACTAATCAAGTACCTCAACTGGTCCTAACGATAGCTGACTACCAGTATAAGTCCGCTTTTGTAGCTGATCAAGAAATTAATCTTGTTGCATGCTTAACTGAAATTATGGCATCGGTAGAACTTAAATGAATGAGTTATTAAGACCTACATTTGAATGGATAAAAGATGATTTTAAGTCCAATAGAATTCGCTTTGCTGTTGAGTTGGTCGCTTGGGCTATTAGTATTGGTTGTTCGATCACTATGGCTGCCACAGTCCCCAGCCCTCCGCTTCTTGTTCTTTATCCTATTTGGATTACTGGTTGCGCTCTTTATGCTTGGGCTAGTTGGACTAGGAAATCATTTGGCATGTTGGCTAACTACCTGCTCTTAACTACTATAGATTCTATTGGCCTAATTAGGATGTTAATGTAATGTTTGGAGAACCTAAAGTAGAGATAGTTATCGAGCCTTACAAAGCACCTGCTATATCACCCTTCGATTTTATAAATGCAATCACCTACAATAAGAACGATCTTATGGTGGATGATTGGGCCGAAAAACAGTATGTTGCATACATTGTAAATAAAGGGCTTTCGTACGGCGCTGATACCGTAATTCAGGCAAACGAGATGAATTCTAGACCTCATCTTGATAAGAAACTCCAATTCCAATTTCTCCTAAATAATATTAGGCCTAAGAAACGCTATAATAAGTGGATCAAAGCTGAGAAGATTGAATCGATAGAAGTAATAAAACAATACTATGGTTATAGCACAGAAAAAGCACGCCAGGTACTCCCCCTTCTAGATCAGTCTCAAATTGACCTGATAAAACAAAAATTAGAAAAAGGTGGAATAAATAATGTCAAACGAGTACTTCAAGATTGACTTACCTGGATATGCACCCCTAGAAGTCCTACTTGTTAAACCAGATGATTTTCTTAAAGTAAGAGAAACATTAACTAGAATTGGTGTTGCCTCTAGAAAAGATAAGATTCTTTTTCAATCCTGCCATATATTACATAAGCAAGGTAAATACTATATCGTGCACTTTAAGGAGCTTTTTGCGTTAGACGGGAAGCAAACTGACTTAACAGAAAACGATCTAGAGCGTAGAAATACAATTGCCAAGCTCCTTTCTGACTGGGAGCTGGTAAAGATTATAGAGGTTACAAAATTTACCGATCTTGCTCCTTTATCGCAGATAAAAATTATTGCTTTTAAGGATAAAGGTGAGTGGGATCTACAAACTAAGTATAATATTGGTAACAAAAGAGTAAATTATAACGAGCAATCGTATAAATAAATTAAATTGACGAGCGCCATTGGGTTCGTCTACAAGTCCCACCTTAGGGCTGTTTGATGCTACGGTATAAGGCGTCCGAGCAATTGCACTGTCACTCGTTAGTTGACCCAGTATTAAGTAAGCTGGATTAAGATATGCCTTCGGGGTATCGAATTTTTAACTTTTCGCTTAATAGGAGAAACTATATGTTCTACGCAAACATGGCTATTGATTCAATTCAAGATGCTAAAATCAACTTCCTCAAACAAACAGTACAGGAAGATTCCCTTAAAAAACCTTTAATTGATTTCGTAGAGGCACAACGTGTCTTTACAAAGCAAATTGCTAAGTCGGCCAACGATGTTATAACATTGGCTTCTGAGACATTTGCAAATGCAATTACTGGTGTAACTAAAAAGGGAGCTTAATATGACATTAGGTAACATTACTTTTGGTCCTGCATTTAAGGACATGGATAAATTTCTGGTTGGTTTCGATGATCAATTTTCGCGCATTGCTAAAATGCACGATGATATGACAAAGAATATTCCTAACTACCCTCCCTACAACATTAAAAAAACAGGCGATAATACTTACGTTGTTGAAGTAGCTGTTGCTGGTTTTTCTAAACAAGACATTGAGATCGAACTCAATGACGGTAAGATGTTAATTAAGGGTAACGTTCAGTCAAATGAAGCAGAAGAAAACTTCTTGTTCAAAGGTATTGCCAACCGTGCATTCACTCGCTCGTTCGCACTCGATGATCAAATCGAAGTACAAACTGCTGAGATGTTCAATGGTATGCTTAAAGTATTTTTAGAGCGTATTATTCCTGAGCATAGGAAGCCAAAGAAGATCGAAGTAAAAGATACTTCAGAAGCTAAACCTAAAAAAACCAAACCTCAACTACTTTCTGAAGAAAACGTTTTGTAAAATGAACCCCCTCGGGCCCGAGGGGTCATGAATATACTATCACTAATACCTGTTACAAAAAAAAACTGGGTTATTCAAGCCAGTGTTTTTGATGATCAGATATTAGTGTTTTTTCATAACCCGTTAACACTTGCATATTTCTTTAAGATCTTTTATAATGAAGAATGTGCTTATGAATTTATTGAGAAAATTATTTTAACATGATTAAAATTGTAAAATTGATTACAGGTGAAGAGTTGATTGCAGATGTAACGGGTAG